CGCGGCAATCTTGTGCCCAACATCCGGGGTATCGGTGACCTCGTTGGCAAGCGCGGTAAGGCGCAGGTCTCCACCCAGGATGTTCACGTTGTCGATCCGGCTGTCTTCGTAGCGCGACAGCACGCCGCGCCCCGAATACGTCACGGGCTGGGCCGTGGTTTCCTCGGTGACAGGATCAACCACGCCGGGACCCATGTACTCGCCAGTGAAGGCCAGCACCGCGTCGGCCAGGTCCGTATTGAAAGCCTCGGCCAGGTCGGCCTGCAGTTCATCGCGAAGTCCCATATCAGCCCCTCACGATCTTGGTCTGGCCGCTGCTGTTCAGGTAATGCGCCAGCAACGCCAGGGCGAACGATTCGCCAGCGCTGATGGTGCGGGAGGATTCCGAGTAGGTTTTGCTGCTGGAAACCCCGTCAGCGTTGACCGACTTGCTCAGCACGCCGGTCTCCTTGCTGCCGTAGATGTTCCCTGCTGCTGCCTCTCGGGCAATCTCGGCGCCGGCCTGGATGACGTCGTCCGGTACCGGATCGAACTCAGGCAGGCCGAGATTGGTAAGCCAGGTGTTGGCCATCAGCACCGCCCGGGCCTTCTGGTCGTCGGGCGCCCAGGTAGGCCCAAGCAGGCTGTCTACCTGCTCGACGGTGATGTAGGTGGTCATTACGCGGCCTCGTCCAGAAGCTTCTGCAGGTCTTCCAGGGTGACGGCGGCAGCGAAGTCGACGCCTTTCTCGGTCAGCTTGGCCTTCAGGTCGTCAGCCTTGACGGCATCGTCGAGCAGCTTTTGCAGTTCTGGCTTGGCAGCCTTTTCGCCGTAGGCGATGCCCTTGGCATCCAGGGCCGAACGGATCTCGTCCACCTTCAGCGGGCCGCCGGCCTTGGACTTCTCCTCCTTCGCCGGCTCAGGGTGCTCGTAGCCATCGGGCGCGAAACGCGCATCGATGATCTTGTACCCCTTCTGCCGCAGATCGGCTTTACGCTCAGGGCTGACCGGGTGTTTCTCGTAAATCACTTTCTCGCTCATGGCGATCTCCTGGGAATGCGCCCCGGAGGGCGCGGTACCGGTTACTTGGTGGCGTCACCGATGGTCAGCACGCCGGCCGAGGCCTTGATGCTGTTCGCCACCAGATCCCAGTTGGTGCCGGTGGACAGTTCGGCGTTGGTCGGCGACTTGCCGCCGTTGGCGGTGTCCCAGGTGTAGCCCTTGAGGCCCAGGCCGAAGGTGTAGTCGGCCTGCATGGTGGTCTCGATACGCTCCTTGCCGTTGGAGGTCTCGATGTTGGTGATCAGGTCCGAGCCATCCATCACCACCGCAGCGCCGTCGGCCAGGCTGAGCACCTTCTGCTTGTTCGGGGTGCCGGCCTCGTACAGCGCAGGGGCGTCGGTGATGATCACGGCCTTGCCGAGGATATCGACCACCTGCACGCCGGAGAACTGGAACAGGCGCTCGGCGTTGGCGAGGTTCTGTCCGACCAGCTTGTGGTACATGGCACCGGTCATGACCTGGGCCACCAGGCGCTGGGAAGCGTCACCGAACAGCGCGTGGGCGTTGTTGATCGCGACGTAGGTCACGCCAGCAGTGGCCGAAACGTCGTTGGTGGCGCTCGGCTGGTTGCCGATGGCACCGGCCAGGGCCGAGATGGCGGTGTTCAGCTGGTCCGCCATGATGGCTTCGGACAGGTTACGGCTGATCACTTCCAGCGCTTCTTCCGGATTCTTCTGGATCCAGGAGAGCTGGGAAGGCTCCCACAGGATCGGGCCGAAGCCGCCGGCGATCTTCACCGAGTCGTACTGCTTCTGGGCCAGCGGGGTGGACGCCTGGGCGCCGTTGGCGGCGTAGCGGTCGACACGACGCTGGGCGCCGTGCAGTCCGGCCCAGAACGATTCCTGCAGGAAGTCGCCGTCGATGCCCTGGGTGGTCAGGCGGATGGCACCGGCCGAGGATGCGTTGAACTTCTCGACATCCTGAGCCAGGGTCTCGATGGTGGTGCGCTTGAGGTATTCGTTGAATACCTTCATGTTCGAAAGGGCCATTGGGCCTCCTTATTCGCTTGCGGTCAGGCCCTTGATGGCTTCAAGACGTTCAGCCTTGGTGCCACCGAAGTTGCCCTTCGTGGTTTTGTGCTGGCCACCGCCGTTCGGCGCGCCGCCGCCATTGGCGCCGGAGCTCTTCAGGATGTGGTCGCGATGGGGGTACTGCGAGACGAGGGTTTCGAGCGCTTCGTTGAAGTCGGCCAGTTCGCCCGGGCGAGCGCGGCTGAAGATCTTCTGGCCCTGGGCGTCGTACGCGACGACCTTGCCTTCCTCGATCTTGAAGTTGCTGCCGAAGGCGGCCTGGACCATGTCAGCGGGAACAGCCATCTTCTCGGCGATGAACTGGGAGCGCGCGAAGCTGCCGCCGATCTTCTCGGCATACAGTTGCTGCTCGAAGGTTTGCGCCTTGCCGTTGGCTTCATCCAGCTGGGTTTGGAAGGCCTTGCTGATTTCGCCCTTCACCTTCTCGATCTCGCCGGCATCCACCAGCTTCTTGGCGTCGAGGTTGGCGACGATCTCCAGCGCTTTCTTGGCGGCCGCGGCATCTTCGATGCCTTCGAACGCCTTCGCAGTTTTCTCGAAGCTGTCCGCGCGCTCGCGGTGCGACTTCGCCTCAGCATTCAGCCGGGTGATGGTGTTGCGAGTGCCGACCGCATCGAAGGCGACGTCCTTTCCGTCGTCATCGGTGTAGACGGGCTTGCCATCTTCGATCACTGCGTACTGCTTGCCATCCACTTCAACGGTTTTGAGTTTCATCTCGTCTCTCTGGGCCATCCGGCCTGTTGGTGAGCCATCCGGCCCCAGGTCGCCCCGTCCATCCGAACCGCAGGCATAAAAAAGCCCCGCACAAGGCGAGGCTGGATTAAAGATCTGGTGCTACAACAGCACCTGAAAGGTGAACTCAGGCAATTTTTGGAATCAACGGATCAAGGGGAATCGAAAAGTCTCGGATACTTCCAGTTGCGGTGATACGGAGGCCTTGGGCTTCGCCACCACACTGTGCCGCCACGTATTTCTTAAGCGCTCCTAATGCATGGCGATCAAAATGGATAGTCATTCCTTTCCCTGGAGAAAGCACTGCTGGCAAGGTTTCAGTACCAGGGATGACCATGGTCGGGGGCAGCCATAGCGACTCATTACTGCGATCTGAGCTGATAAACACGCCTTTCAACTCGACTGGCACAGCCCCAGGGTTGGAAAGTCGCAAAACAAAGATGTTGATTGGCACATTGCCCAAGGCAACGATAGCCCCCGTCGCATGCATGGAAAGCCTAGGAAGTAGATCCTGCCTCTGCTTCCATCCGAAATAGACAGTGGCGGCGACTGCGGCCATCGATCCAATGCCAGCAACCCAGTCGGCCAGGCTTCCCCAGTCAGGCACGAACTTCACTGTTGACTGTGGGTTAAGATTAATTCCTGCCGTCAAACCCGCCAGCGCCGACAAAGCAGCCACTACCAGGACTGCAGTTAATACAACGACAACCTTCATTGGGATCTACCTGCGCCGAGAAAAGCGGCGGATTATAGGGCACCCGTCAGTCGGCTGTGCAGTTCTTCAAGGGTCAGGAACTTGCCCTTGTCGTTGTAGAAGTCCTGCAGCTTCAGCTTGTCCTGGCGCAGCAGCTTCCCCCGCTCCGGGCCGAGGATTTCGTCCTGGCGGGCGGCAGGCTGGCGTGCAAGCCATTGCGCGTACGTGGTCTGCTGCGGAACCTGCCCGTCCATGCTTGCCCGGGTCGCCGCGTCACTGATCCCCAACGCCAGGGCGCTCTTTAGGATCGGCAGCTTGGTCGAGCGGCAGCAGAAGTGGATACGGCCCGGGCCGGCCAGCCACGGCACCTTGTGCCCGATGGGCCGATAGGTGCCCAGCGTGTACGGCAGACGGTCGCGGATTCGGCAGGTCGTCGATGTACGGTTGTCTAGCGTGCTCAGCCACTCAACATGGCTGATGATGTCGCTGTTGGCCTCGAACGCCTTGTCGCTGGCCGTCTCAGCCGTGCTGGACACAGCAGACCGGACAACCGCCTCCACCTCCCTGCGAGACCTCTGCAGGATGCCGTCAGCGTACTTCTCCGCCTTGGTACCCATGATCTGCCGGACGATCTCCGGCGTCGTGCGCCCTTCAAGAACGCCAGACCGCACGGCATCGCGGATCGACGCAGCACGGTCAGCCTCAATGCCGGCCATCCACTCGCTGAGCAGCCGCCCCTGGAAGGGCCTTGCCAGCGCAATGGCGCGTACCTGACTGAACTGAGCCACCGCAACCGGGAATCTCGCCTGCACAAGCTCAGGAATAGCCGCCGTAAGCGCACCGGCCTGAAAAGCAATCTCGTAACTGGCTACGCCGTCGATGACGCCTGCGAGCGCTTGCTGCAGGCTAAAGAACGTCGATTGATTGATCCGCAGCACGGGCGCCAGAGCAGCATCGATCGCTGCAACGGACGCGCCGGCATCCAGGCTGTCGATGGCAGCAATGAGCGCCGCCCTCAGCTCAGGGTCGGAACTGTTCAGGATCCTGATGATCGCCACGACCTGGCTGTTGCTCAGCCTGGAGAGGTCAACCTCATGGCCGATTAGCTCGTCCAGCAGCTTCTCGTTGGCCGTCTTCATCACAGCGTACCGAGGGCAGGGCCCTGGGCTTCAATCTTCGCCAGTTCCTCTTCCCAGTCGTATTCGTCACTGATCACACCGCGCCGTTGCATCTCCGCGAACAGCGTCTCCTTGCTGATCATCCCGGCATTGGCCATGGATACCAGCGTCGGCAGCGACACCTCTGGCATGTAGTCGACATCGAAGTTGCCGCGCATCTCGACGGTGCCGCCCTCGCCCAGGCCGCGGTAATCGGCCATGAACTGGAGCAGCTGCGCCAGGCAGTCGGCGAAGTGGTGCGCCATGCGCGCGAGCGGGGACAACTCCTGCGCCGCCTCCTCCTCCGCCTGAGTGGCGGTCTTGGTGGCCGTCTTGTCCAGCGTCAACAGCTTGGCCCCGGCCATCCGCATCTCGTTGATCAGGTCCTGCAGCGCGGTGCGACCCGCATCGACGGCCTGGCCGGTATGCTCGACGTACTTGAGGTCACCGTCCTTGGGCAGATCGGTCAGCTGGCCGGTACCCACCTTGAACTCTGGCGGGATCACCTTCCCCTGGTTGTCGTACTGGGTCTGGATTCCGATGCGAACCAGGATCGGCACGCGAATGACATGCAGGATGTTGTCCTGGTCGCTCTGGCTCTGCCAGTGCTTCACGTTCAGGTGCGCCAGCTCAATCAGTGGCGGCTTGGCCGTCATGAAGCCGGTACGGCCGGTGTAAAAGGTGACCCATGGAATCGCGGTCAGGCTATTGGTGCCTTCCTCGTGCAGCTCCCAGGTACCGCCGGCTGCGGCCTGCTTGCCCCGTACGGCCTTGGCCGACCTGCGATAGGTTCGCCAGGCGCCCGGCTCCAGCACGCGAATTTGCTCGACGCACTTGGCGCCGAACTCCCCATCCTCCTCCTCGACCACCTCGATGTAGCGGATCATGGTCAGCACGCCGCCCTTGGAGCGCCAACCAAGCACCTGCTCAGGCCTCACCATCACAACGTACGGGCGCACACCGGCGGCCTGCTCGTCTGCCTGGGTTTTAAGGTCGCCCGCAGGCGGGTGATCGACGAAGGCGTGGCAAAGACCGTGGCTCAGCCCCTCGGTGAAGAACCCGACCGCCCAAGAGTTGAGGTCATTGCCAGCGTGGTCGATATCCTTGGTCATCTCGACAATGACCTCGGGCACATCGTCGCCTACCTGCAGTGGCTCGGCGAACACGCGAGAGGTCATGTTGCCGACCGTCTCGGAATACGCCGGCAGCAGGGTCGACAGGCGCAGGCGCTCTTTGTAGGCCTCGTCGTCTTCGGCCGGGTACTGCGGCAGCAGGGTCTTGCCCGCGGCGCGCATTGCCATTGTCCCGCCCATGAGCGGCGAGATCACGGCCCAGTAGGCGCGCATCGCGTCAACAGCGGGCAGCGTGATGCTCGGGTTATCGCTCATGGTCACATTCTCAGGGATTGGCTTGTGGTCGTCGCCACGTTGATCGGGTATCGCTTGGCGATGAAGTAGCCGGCGGCGTCATTCATGTGGTCGTGCCCCTTCTTTGGGTCTTTGTCCGGATCGCCATGCTTGTCGTAGGTCTGCCGCTCCAGGCACAGCGTCAGCTGCGGGCATTGGTCGATGTTGACCTTCAATCGGCGCTCGCCGTAGCCGTTCAGCAGCATGGCATTGACCGAGTTCACCCGGTCTTTGACGCTGGGGTTCTGCGTGTCCACGATCACCGTGAATCCAGCTTTGCGCAGCAGGGACAGGTCCGACTCGCTTGCGTTCTTGCTGCTGGTGTTCTGGCCGCTGGCGTCGGGATAGACCGCTATGCCGTGGCCGGGGAACCTGGCCTTGATCTTCTCGATCATCTCTGGCGTGTCGCGCACTGAGTGGAACTCATCCAGGGCCAGGGGCAGGCCATCGCGGACGACATAGACCACCGCAGCCATCTTCATGACGTTGAAGTCCATTCCAATGTGCAAGGCCTCGCCCGGCTTGATTCGCTCGCTAGTGCGGCTCTCGCTTCGGCTGAAGGTGTAGTAGACGACCCCGGCATAGTTCTCGAAGCTGGCTTCGTACTCCTGCCGGAACGTGCGTGGGTCCATCTTGCGGCGGGCCGCATCCAGCTCCTCGGCCGGGACGTTGCCGCCCTGTAGCGATGTGTAGAGCCAGCTCTTGTGGTCTGGCTCGCCACCGGCCTGGCCGTCGCGGTAGGTGTCGAAGCAGTGATTGAAGCCTTTGGGGGTGCCGATGCGCAGCGCATGTCCGCCCTTGCACTTGCCGATGCCAGGTATGACGTACTCGCAGGTCGACAGCATCGGCCGCAGGACTTCTTCCCAGGCAGCCCACTTGCAGTCCGCCCATTCGTCCACCAGGACGAAGAACAGACCGGAGCCGCGCAGGTCGTCGTAGTTCTCCAGGCCAACGCATCGGATCAGGTGCCCGCTTTTGAGGGTGACCAGCATGTCCGACTCGTTCGGCTTGCACTCTCGCCACTCTCGCGGGATGGCCTGCTTCAGTCGGCGCCAGAACACTCGGCGGGCCTGCTTCTGCGTCGGGGCTGCGTACCAGATCTCGTCCTCGACGCTAACGCCCCACTCAGCAGCCAGTCGCGCCGCACGGCGCATCTCAGCCTTGCCGAGGAAGGTCTTGCCGAACCGGCGACCGCACACGGCATCACGGAATCGCGCGTTACGCTGGAAGCCCCACACGTAGATGTTCGCCTGCTTCGGCGTCAGCTTGACCGGCGCCTCATAGGTACGGGGTAGTCGGGCCATCTTCGTCAGGACTCAAGGTGTACTCGGCCTGGGCGAACTCGCCCTCAACCTCTTTTGGTGGCTCAAGCTCGCGGCGCAGCTTCTCGTTGGCCAGTCGCTTGTTCTCAACCTCGATTCGCTTCAGTTCGACATCTAGGTCAGCGTGCCCTGGAGCACTGAACATCCCGAGGTGCCGGCCGATGTCGACCAGGGCGCCCTTCTTGTCGTGCAGCTTGACCTTCAGGCCGTCGCGCCCCTGAGACACCTCAGCGATGGCGGCAGCCGTGTCATCGTCAATCTCGGTGGAGTCGATCAATGCAAGCCCGTGGTACGGCACCAAGTCTTCGACGCCTTCATCGTCGGCATCAGCCATGCGAACCATCGTCTCGCCCCAGCGAACCACCTTACGGATGTCGCTGAAGCCGATCTTGGCCAGTTCGCGTAGCACCATGTCCTGGGTGATTGCCACCCTGCCGGAGCGCGCCTCCATGCCAGCTTGAATCGCCTGCTGAATGTCAACATTTGTCAACAGACGATTACCCGCCTGTCGGGCAGTCTTAGCGCTGAATCCAGCGCGGATAGCGGCTTGCGTGGCATTCAGGTCGATCAGGTATTCGTCGACGAAGCGCTGCTGTTTTGCTGTCAGCGCCATAGGGAATCCTTGAGACTACTGCGCCTCGCTCGGGCAGCACTTGAAATGGTGGCGTGTTGCCGGTATTGATGCGAATCCAATCACGCAAGGAGCTTCAAATGGCCAACGCCATCGAATCCATCGTCAACAACGCCATTAACGGTCGTGGCGGCAACGTTGACCGCCCTACCGCTGTAGCGGCAGCACTTGAACTGATCGCAGCGAAAGTCTCAAACGCTCCCACCAACGGCGGAATTTTGTCTCAGGAGATGGACAACTTGTCTAAGTACGCAGACCAGATCCAAGCAGCGCTTGCCAAGAAGTAAGCCATCGGGCGCCGCGCTAACCTGTGGCGCCACTTCTCCTCGCACCACGAAACGGCGCATCTCTGTTTTGTGGCGCGCCTCAGCGGGCCACGAACAAGTGCCCTCGCCTTGCCCACGCATACAGCACGATGCCGGCGTGAATCATCAGGGTGAAGGGGCTGATCATCTGGACCTGCATTGCCGCCAGGAACGACCCGAATGCGCCAATGGCGACCAGGTAGAACGCAACCGACAGCATCGGCTGGTCTATGGGGCGAACGCGCCGCAAGTAGTCACAGGCGGCGATGACCACCAGGACGCACAGGAAGGCATCCGTAGCGGCCATTGCCGACATGAGGGTCGTGTTCATCAGGTAGCTCCTTTGGCACCGAACTGTCCTACCAGTGACTTCAGAACTGGGATGATGTTCATTGCCAGGAGGCCTATCAGAAAGGCCACGCCGTATTGGGTTTCTCCGCTTGTGCCAAGGTTGAAGTAACTGATGGCAAGCGGGGTGCAGAAGACTGCCGATGCGAAGCCGGTGAAGAAGGCAGCGACCGCCTGGCCGCGGGTGAGGCCGCGCAGGAAGGTCAGCGAGAGGATCGCTCCTGCGAAGCCGCCAATGATCACGCCGTACTTCACCAGCAGGACGCCGGCAGTCGTGCTTGCTGGTTCGGCCATGAGTGGTTCCTAGAAGAAAAGGCCCGGAGGGGAGGCCCTATTGAGGGACCGGGCAAAGATGCGGAGCAGCACATAACGAATCGAATTGGAGCGGGCAGAGGGAATCGAACCCTTCTCTGCTCAGCTTGGAAGGCTGGCGGCAAACCTTCTGCTTGCCCGCTTTGTGTGGGTCTCTCCCCACCTGTCCGCCGAAGACCTTTGCAGCGCTGGCACCCCAATGCACCAGTCTCGCCCCTCCGGTCACGCGCCACCCTGAAAGCATGTGAGGTCAGGGTGCGCGGGCTGCCGGTGTTTTTCCGTACACCACACTACCGGCTAGCAGTGTCCAGGCTGTCCCATTAGGGCCTGCCCTGGCTGCAGTTGCGTTTCTTGCTGGAACAAAAATCCCGGCGCTTGGCCGGGACTCTTGAGGCCCTCTCCGGGCAATAAAAAACCCGGCTCATTGGCCGGGTTCTTTTCGTCACTCCTCAACACGCGCAGGAATGACAGGATGGAGCAAATTTACGACATGGCGACATGATATTGCAAGCCCTTTTGAGGGCCTTTTCACGCCGCCTCGTCGAACAGCACGCCAATCGCTTCAAGCATGTGCTGGGCCTCGGTCAGCGCCTCGTTCACCAGCGACTCCAGAGCGCCCTTGATGGCCCGGTTCCAGCGCTGATAGGTGCGCTCGGTCAGGCCCTGGGAATCCCAGTTGGTCATGTCGTAGTTCGACTCGGCCAGGACGATCATCTCCCCCGGCTTCACCTCGGCCACGGCACGCGCGTGCTTGTTGGCGCGCTCAGCAGCGGCGGCAGCAGCCTTGTTTCGCCAATCCCATTGCCCTTCCCGTTCGTTTTCGCGAGGGTCAGGCGCCTTGAACTGGGGCACCTTGCGCTGAATGCCCTTCGTTTGCTGCGGGACGGCCCAGACAAGCACGGCCTGCTGGGTGAAGCGCTTCGGCGCCGGTGTCGGCACAATGGCAACCAGGCGGCCGATGGAATCGATCTTGCGCCCCTTGTGCGTGCTGTACTTCGCCACCAGGGCATTCCAGTGTCGCGGGCTGAGCTGGGCGTGCAGCAGCTTGTGCACGATCGAGTCAGCCAGCAGCGCGGCATCCTTCCCGGATATCTCGCCCTTGAGCTTGCTGGTCTGCACCCGAGGCTCGACATTGCAGCCGCCGGCGCTGTTGATCGTCTCGGCCGCCAGGGCGCGAACCACCGCTGATACCACGTTCTGATAACTCATTCGCCCTTCTCCTTTTTCATCCGATCCGATACGCGCATGGCGCGCCAAGCGCACAAGTTGCTTGCCACGATCAACGCCAGCACGAGGATGTGCGCTGCGTCATTCCAATCCCAAGTCATGCCGCACTTCTCCCCTCGATCTGCTGCTCGCAGCGCTTGCAGCGAACCCAGTTTCCAGCATCGAACATCGGCATTTTCCCGGTGCTGACGGCATCGATGCCGCAGAGGGAGTGCCATGACACCGCCACCCCTTGGCCGTCCAGCGCCGGCAGTTCGAACTCTTTTTCGAAATAGTGCGCCCGCCCGGTGATCGGGAACATCGGCTTCAACCAGCCCTCGGAGGCCTGCGTTGGCGGGCCACCGATCATTGCTGCCTTGGTCATGCTGCCGCCCTCCTCAGGTCTTTGAGCTTCTGCCTGTACAGAGCCTTGATGGCCTGCAGGTCTTCTATGGTCAGGCGCTGGGGCTTATGAGGCCCTTCGAGCCAGTCGACCCGGTCAGCGCCGATGCGCTTCACCAGGCGGATGCGGTACTCGACCGCGTTGCCCGACAAGTTCCGGTTGCACTTCACGCACTGCCGGTGGACGTTGAGCGGCTCGAAGCGCAGCTCCGGGCAGGCGCCCACCGACCGGTAATGGCCGGCATCCCAGCGACTGCCGGTGATGAGGTCGTGGTCGCTCGGCAGCGCGTCGCAGCTGATGCACGGCAGGCCGGCGTCTCGTTCGCGGATGTAGGCGTTGAACGCGGTCTGCGCCTCGGCCATGTGCTCGCGGCGGGTCTTCAGCTTCTCCCGGCGCTCCTGCAGGTCCTGGCGGGCCTGCTTCGTGATGGCCTTGGCCGCAATCTTCTGCAGCTTCGGGTCCTTGGCCATGGCCTTGGCGCAGGCGATGCTGCAGACCTTCTGCGTGGTCATGGTCGGCTTGAAGTGCTTGCCGCAACCTGGTGCCTTGCACTTCTTCGGCTTGATCTCCTTGGTGATCATGAGTAGCGGCCCTCCCAGTGGTCTTGCGCAGTCCATCGCACGCCATGCTCGGCGCCGAAGGCGTGCATCACTTCGAACAGGTCGCTGAACCACTTCTGCGACTGCTTGCGTGTCGAGACGCCCAGGACGACAAAGCCACCGTCGATGCCCGGTACCGCGTCCTGCTTCTGCACCGCAGCGCTGAAGATGTGCTTCCAGTCCTCGTCGGTGAGCTTGCGGCCGTACCACTCAACCTGCTGGGAGACGTCGCGGAGCATGGCCCACATCTTCCGGTTGCAGACGTCCGGGCGCTTCTCGTCCTTGATGACCACCACCTTGGGCTTGGTCAGGTCAATGGCGTGCAGGGCGCCGTACAGGCGGTTGAGGTCATGGCTGCTGCGGATGGCGAACTCAGTCATGGTCGCGCTCCACCATCCGATCCATCGCCTTTCTCAGCGCCCGGTCATGCTCAACCAAGCCTCGGGCCTTCGAGTAGAGCGCGTGGGCGCGCAGGGCTGGGTATGCGCTGCTGGAGCAGAGTTCCCAATTGATGTACCAGCTACCGAGGATCGTCAGTGCGGCGTTCACCTGCATCTTGATCAATAGGTCACGCATGGCTCGCCTCCTTGGCCATGGCTGCGTCGATCTGCTGCTGGGCCTCAATCTTGCACTCGAAGTCGATCCACCCATCGGCGATGCCAAGGGTGCCGTTGTACACCGCTGGGCTTGTGAGCCAGCGATACCGCTCGGCATCCTTGCGCAGCGCCTCATTGTCAGCCTTGAGCTGGTCGCGCTCCCCAGCGGTCACCCGCAGGTCCGCCTTCAGCATTCCAAGACTCACGTCGCCACCCATGGTCAGGTCTTGATACTCCCGAATGCTCTCGGCCTGGTTGTCGTTCTTGCGCTCCAACCGATCGATCTCCGCGAGCAGGGCCAGGATGGTGTGGCAGTGCATGTGCGTCTCAAGATAAGCGACAGCCTCGGCGTGCTCGTCTTGGCGCTCAGGGATGTCCTCCAGTTCCGCTACCGCCTGGGCCAGATCCTTCAGCTTTGCTTTGTCGATGGTCATGGCGCCACCTTCAGGCCATGGGCCTCAATGGCTTCACGGACATCTGGAAGTCGAGCAAGGCCAACAGGGTCATGCTCTGGAGCCTCGTAGGACAGTTCGATCAATGAGCCCAAGTGCTCGGTCAGGCCTTCGTATGCGCAGGCCGAAGGCAGCTCCACCACCACGGCCTCGCGGGAGGCCTGCCAGCCCTTCTGGAACGACTCCCAGTCAGCCTGGGCCATGGGGTCGATGTAGTTGTTTCCCTTGGGCGGCTGCCGCCGGTGATCGCGGGAGTTGGTGCGCTCGAAGGCTTCACGCATTTCGCGCATCTTGTTGGTGTCCATCAGTGCTTCTCCTCGGCAGCTTCGTTGCGCTCTTCTTCGCAGTAAGGGCATGGCTCCATGATCGGCTCGGGCGGTTGCCAGTAGCCTTGGTCGGCATATCGCCCGGTGAATATCTCGCCCTGGTCGTGGCAGTGGCTGTAGGCGGGCATACGTTTCTCGACGGAGCTGTTCACACCCCCTCCCCGGCCGGCTGCCCGGCGCGCTTGATGTTCAACTTGGCCAGCAGGTGTGCACGGCACGCGGCGGCGCTGGTTGGGATCTGCTGGATCTCCAGCAGGCGAACCTGCTTCTGGGCGGCGTACTCGTCGGCCAGCTGTGCGGCGCTCTTCTGGCTGTCGTGGCCAATGCCGGTGGCGATGTCGCCCAGAGGCTCGCCGGCCACCAGCATGCGAATGGTGATGTCGTAGGCCCGGGCGAAGACCTTCTCGGCCCGCTCCACCTCCATCGAACCCAGGTTCTGCGCTTCACACTGCAGCGCCGCGTGGCGCACCGCTGCGTGCGTCCAAACGCGTGACCCTGCCCTGCTGGGGTGGAAATTCTCCAGCGCCTCTGCCAAGGCCCGCGCAAGCGGCGGAATGCCCATCTCTTCCGGGGTTGGCTGGCACAGCTTGATGAACTTGCCGCTGCTCGGGGCGAAGTCGGTACCCAGCACCCGGCATTTCTGGATGCCGAAGCGGATCTGCTCGAGCGTGTTGATGCCCGCGGCGACGAAAGACTTGATCCAGCTGCGCTTGGCAGCCTTCAGGGCCTCGTCATCCGGCCACGCCTGCTTCCATGCCGGGAAGATGGCCTGCAGCTCCTTGAACAGGGCGTTAACCACTTCGGTGGTTCCTGGGTCCAGCTGCTTGGCCGTGGCCTGCGCCTCGGCTGGCAGGTTGCGGGCCGTGGCCATGATCTGCGTCACGCTGCGCAGTTTCGGTTGTGCGGTCATAAGCCCCCCAGGTCATCAGCCCAGCTGGTGTCGTTGAAGTCGGGACCGTTGCGGCGATGGCCGTGCTGGGCACCCGGCAGCACCTTCTCAGGGAACAGGCCGGTCCAGCCGCTGCTGATCGACTGGTTGATCACGGCGTCGGGTGCGTGGTGGCCGGCAAGCGTCTTGGCCTGCTTCGCGCAGGTGGTGGCGGTCAGTGGCTTGCGGATCTCTTTACGGTGCTGGCACCAGTCGGCCCAAGTCTGCTCGCTCACGTTGGAAGGCTTGCAGGTCATGGGGTCAAACTTCTTGGCCTTCTTCTTCGCCGAGGGAGCGGACGCGACCGTCTGCTCTACTGGTTCAGTGACTGGTTCAAAAGAGTGACTGGTTCTGGTGCTTTCTGGGCCTACACCCCCTGTAGGCTGTGGGCCTACCCCTGTGCTTTCTGGGCCTACAGGGGTGCTGTTTTGGCCTACAGGGTTACGCAGGGTCAGGTAGTACAGATTGGTGGAGTTGCCCTTCGGCCCTTCACGGTTCTCGATGCGCACCAAGCCTTGAGCTTCCAAGTGCTTGATGTGCTTGCGAACGGTGCTGCGGTCGATCTCGCACTGATCGGCGATGTGCTGGTACGACGGCCAGCACTCGCCCTGGTCGCTCGCGTTGTCGGCCAGCTTGATGAGCACCAGCTTGCGCAGCGGGTTGCCGACCTTGGTCTTCATGGCCTTGACCATCAGTTCCATGCTCATGAGGAGATACCCGACTGCACGACAAAACCGGCAACGATGAGCCAGCCGCAAAGAGCAACAGCGCGGAACACATCAAGGGCGCGTTCAGCCTTCTGGGCACGCCTCAAATACGCCATTTTTTCCTCGATCACACGGTCGAAGAGCTCTTCAATCTGATCGTATTGGTCAGGAGTCATGCCCCACCTCCAGAGACGACCAGGCTTGCCAGGTCGGCGAAGCGGTCGACGTACCAGTGCGGCTGGGTTTCGCGCGGGCACTGAGGGCTGGTCAGATTCTTGCCATAGCGCAGCCCCTTGTCGGTGATGGCCCAGAACGTGACCGTCTCCTGCTTGGAGTTTTTGCGCTGCATGACCTTGAGGAGGCCGGCCTGCTGAAGGGCCTTGTTGAATGACGCGGGCGACATGCGAATGCCGTTGTCCTTGAGCAAGGCGGTCAGGGCCTTGGTCGGCAACGAACTGCCACCAACCGCGTCAGCCGGCGCATCTACGGCATAGCTGGGCAGGAACTTCGGGTCGAGACCGTTGTTCTCAGCGATCTTCGCCAGCATTTGCATCTGGCAAGACGCGGCAGGCTTCAGGAGGCGCGTGAAACACTCCATGATGGCGATCTCGCCGATCACCTTGGTACCGTTGGCCATGACTGCCTGGCGCGCCTCGGACTGGCCTTCCAGCTCACGCCAGCGGCGGATCACCTTCATGCGCAGCCCAGCGCTATAGCCGGTCAGCAAGCAGTCGGTGTGCTCGCGATCAAGCAGATACTCGACCTGCTCGCGGTTCTGCCCGTCCAAGTAGATGTGCTCAAAACTGAGTACATCTGCTTTCAGTTCGGCCAGCATGGCCACAATGTCACGCTTCACGTTGGCGTGACGCTTGCCAGTCAAGCTGGCGATCTCTCGCGACGACATCGTGCGCGCCACGAAATCGTGGTTCGCATTTTGTGGCGCGGGCCTGGACAGGGCCTGTACACTTTGGGTCTGCATATGCATAATTCCCCTACAGAGTTTTGTATTGCAGAGAGCCGGGCCGCGAACCCGGCTTTTTTGTCTCTGCGATTTGGCGTCCCTTATGAGGGACTGGCGCCCGGGTCCCTAATTAGGGATCGGACGGTCACCTCGGCGCCGCGAACGGCACCACGTTGTTGCTCTTGGGCTTCCCGCGCTGCGCGAGGAAGTGCGCGGCCTTTTTCAGGATCTGCGCGGCAAGCTCGTCGGTGCTGACACCAACCTCCTCCGCCCAAGCCTCCAGGTCCGCGAAGTCATTCCGGCGGAACCGGGCGACCTCTACGTCGTGCTGCTGTACTGCCTCGTTTGCAGGCGACATTCGTCCTCTCATGACCTATTCAGGCCCTGGCCTTCTTCTCGTTGATCAGCGGCAGGTGGCCGTGCTCTTTCTTGAACGCCAACGCGGCCAGGATGATTTCCCGTGCAAGCACGCTGTGCTGGGCCTTGAGCTCCAGGGCGTAACCCTTCAACTCGTTGAAGTCCTCGTCATCCAAGCGGACCTTGACCTGATGGTCGTGGCGGTGTGCTTTGTCGTCGTAGGCCATCAAGTGATCCCCTGCTCGCTGCTGCTTCAGTAGGTCGGTCGGGCTTATCAGTTACGTGTCAGGGCCTATTCAGGCCTTTCGGTGAAACGGCATTACTGCCCCCCGCGGACTGCGGGGCTTTGTTCGGTTGGCCAGTTCACGACGGATCAGGTCGGCTGCGAGCGCTTCAGGGCTGATGCCCCGTCTCGTCGCCTCTCGCTCCAGCTGCTCCATCAGTCCCTGGTCCAATCCGATGTCTTCAATCGGCATGGGGCCTCCTACGGGCCTTCAGGCCACGTTCTGATCGCCGGTATTCTCCGAAGCCAGGGCGGCCAGTTGAGCTTCCAGAAGCTCACGGCAGAGCACAGCGCGCTGGGTGCGGTGAAACTTGGCCAGCGCCTGAATCAGTTCGAACGTGTCCTCATCGACCCGGACCTTGATCTCGCGGTCATGCAGGTGATTGCGGTTGGCGTACATGCGGGAGTAGCTCCTTGCAGTTGGAATTGTTTAAGCGGCGGAAAGTGACTGGCTGGACTGGTTGTCCACCTGGTTCCACGGGAACGATGGGCAAAGATCTGCCCGCCCTACTGCTCCGTTGGTGAGCGCTTCGATCTGCAGCGCGCGCTTGGCTGGGACCGCGCGCTCTCCGGAACACCATTGGTTGACGGTTGGTGCCGCCACATTCAGCCGGCGCGCCAATTCCGCCTGGCTGCCCAGCACGCGGGATGCTTCTTTGGCTGCTTCTGCTGATTTCATGAGTTCTCTCCTGGAGATTTACCGATGAATATAAGGCATTACCTTATTTCGCACAAGCCATTGCCTAATCAGCACCGTGATAGGCCTAATTAGGCAATGCTTACCGGACCGGAATTAGGCGCAGCCATTGAGGCAGCGCGGATCGCCAAGGGCGTATCGAAGAAACAACTCGCAGACGACTTCCAGGTGAAGCCTCCGTCGGTACAGGGGTGGGTGAAAAACGGCCGGATCGACAAGTCGAAGCTGATGGACGTCATCGCCTACTTCGCTGACGTTGTGGGCCCTGAGCATTGGGGGCTGCGTCCAGGCTTTACCTACGAGAGTCTTCCGGACGTCGCTTCAGTATCGGTTGAAGAGCAGGCGCCCACCTCGGCTGCGGATATGGTTCGCAACATGCTCGCCAAGCAGGGCAAAAACCTGCCGGAAAGTGCCCGCGCGCAGCTGATGGCAGCTGCCGAAGCTTCGGACCAAGGCAATGTAATCACCGTCGACTTCTCCCGCCCAGGACTCGTCGGTGATGAGGTTCGGATTGCGCACTACGATGTGCGCGCGGCCATGGGCAACGGCCAGGCCACGCATGACTACCCGGAAATGCTCAAGGACATTCGCGTCAGCCCAAGCCAC